CAGGATACGCCCAAAGGTTTGCTGCTGCCTGCCAGATGGCCCCGGGCACCGCCTCGGCTTCGTCGATGATGACCATCTGGCGCTTCGTGTGTATGCCCTGGATATTGGCCGCCGCATCGTTGACGTTGCCCTCCGCGACGGCGATGCCGAATATGGCGTGTTTATCGTCGCCCTGTTCGTTTTGCCAGACCGTCTGGCTGTTTACGAAGTTGCCGAACCCGCCATGAAGCTTTTCGACGGTGTCATGATAATTCTGGACCTCCGCCCATGCGCGTTTGCGCAACATCTTCATCGTTGTCGAGCAGAGGATGACGGAGGAATTGGGTGGATCAGCCAACCACCATGAACAGGCGAACCCGCCGAAATTTCGAGTCTTAGCGGAACCCGAGCATCCAGCGGCGGCAATCCATCGCCGGCGGCAACAGGCTTCTACAATCTTATTGGTCCATTCGTGCCACTCAAACCAACCTGGAACCAGCATCTCGGATAACTCCCGGAATTGCTTGGCCCGATGCATGTAATCGTTGGTTTCGGGATAGGCGAATGCTTGGGCGAGATCGTGGAAGTCGCTCATGAATCAGTTTCGTCTTGACGTTATGGCCTTTTGGGCGCATTTGAAAGTCAAATGAGTTCAAGCGGCTGCGATTGCAATCCATGTGGTGACATCATTGTTCAACCGTTACAAGGGGCACCGGGATTAAATGGAAACAACGGTAACAATGGGGCCCCTGGACTCCCTGCATTTAGCTTTTCCACCGCGAACTTCACCGTTCCGGCTGTTGGATTGGACGGGCCAATCACGGTCGACCATACTGGGTGGTGGTCGGCGGGGATGGCAATATTCCTCGAAGGTTTGGCCGGTAGTTATGAGGTGAGTTCAATTCAGAGCGACACGGCGGCGAGGATTATCAACTTGGGGTATCCGGGTAATGCCTCACCTGGAACTGTTATCCCGCCAAACACCAAAATTTCGCCCAGCGGATTTCGTGGTCCCAATGGCGGTGGCGGGGGTGGCGGCGGAACTCTGAATGCGCTTTCGCCAACGACGAGTAAGGGCGATTTAATTGTCGATAACGGATCAAATAATCCCAGCGCAAACGATGTGCGATTTGCAGTTGGTTCAAATGGGAAAGCTTTGGTTGCAGATTCGACTCAGGCAACAGGATTGAATTACGCGACGATCACCCCTAACACGGCTGCTACCGACAAATCAATTGCGACGTTCAACGGCACCTCAGGAACGCCGGTGCCATTACAGGTCTCGTCAATGGTTGTCACCAGCGATGGCGCGCTTCAATCAACTCCTACAGGAGGAAATGCGCGTGGCACAAAAGCAGTCGATCTTCAGGTTGATCGCGCCGTAGCTACCCAAGTTGCTTCCGGAAACAATTCGGTAATTGCTGGTGGTAAAAGCAATATCGCAACCGCACTTTACTCAAGTGTCGGCGGCGGTGTAGCAAATGCTGCGAGCGGGCAAGCCTCCGCAATATCTGGCGGTACTTCGAACAGTGCAAACTCAACCAACGCAGCGGTTCTTGGGGGCACTTTCAACACGGCTGGAGCTTCATCGGCTGTTGTTCTTGGCGGAACAGCCAATCAAGCACTCGGATCCGCTTCGGTATGTTTGGGAGGAAATGGGAATGTTTCCAACGGGCAATATAGTGTCAGTGTTGGAGGCCAATCGTCAGCACAAAGATATGGCGAATTTGCGCATTCCGGAGGTCAATTTGCTCAAATAGGCGATGCCCAGGAAAGTCGTTTGTTGATGCGTGGAACAACGACAAACGCAACCCCAACTCAAATTTTCCTCGATGGTGCTGCCGCCCTGATATTGCTTGCGAATAAGCAGACGCTCGGGTTCAGGATGCTAATCAGCGCACGTCGGACAGATGCGGCATCCGAATCCGCCGCCTTTCAATTACTCGGTTGTATCGACCAGCAGACGGGTGCGGCGACCTGTCGCATCGTTGGGTCAGTAACAAAAACTGTGATTGCGCGAGATGATGCTGCCTGGGACGTGGCGGCAACAGCCGATTCAACAAACGGCGCGTTGATTTTGACGGTCACTGGTGAAAACGCAAAAAACATAATTTGGGTCGCGATGGTGGAATTAACCCAAGTCCAAGGCTAGCGTGACGCCAAGAGTCTATGGCGGCTTTGGTCCGGTGCCGGACGGGATGGACGCCGGGAAATCTCCGACTCTCCTTTTACCCACTCAATACGCTCTCGGTGTCAATCTTTCCAATCGCGGCGACTTCGCAACTGGCCGGCCATGCTGGCGGCAGCACAATCTTACCTTCGCCGACGCTAATACCCAGACAAATTGGGCTGGGATGTATCAAGGGTCGGAATATTATGATGCGGACTTTGGTAACAGCGGATGGGTAGTCAGTCGCGGCGGAAGACTGTTCTTCGTCACGGTGGGTTACATAGTGACGGACATCACACCAAAGATTGCGATAGTTACCACAGCCGATTTCATAGTGCCTGGGCTTGGTGGAAGCGTATCGGTTTTCATCAATAGCGAGACGGTCCTTTCGATTGGAGAAACTGTGTTCATTGATTCCGGTCAATACATCATCAGCGCACGAGCTACCGACCAGCTAACGGTTATGTATGCTGGCGGAGCGGCTAATGCTACGGCCAAGGCTGGAGCAGGAGTTTTAGATCAGAACAGCGTTCAAATTTTTGAGTATCAAACCAATCCGGCTGAATTCGATTTCGTTCACATTTTTCAAGCGGAAAACTTCATGATCGTTTTGTGTGACCCGCACAAGACGATTATCTTCGACGGGTCGCACTCAAGACAGGCACACGAAGACGAGATACCGACAGGGGTGCTTGGTTGTTACGGTTGGGGAAGGATTTGGATCACCTTGGCTGACCGCAGAAGTTTCCTGGCTGGAAACCTCGTGTTCGATCAGGCAGGCGGCGGCACGGCGCAGCAAAATTTCAGGGATTCCATTCTTAAATTCACCGACAACGATTTTCTCAACGAAGGTGGAGCATTCGGGGTTCCATACAATGCTGGAAAAATAACCAGCATGGTTTTTTACACCGCCCAGGACACCAGCTTGGGGCAAGGCGTTCTTCTGGTGGGCACGCAGAAAAGCATTTTCAGCGTCAACGCTCCAGTCGACCGCACGACCTGGAAAAGCCTCACCTATCCCATTCAAACTATCGCGTTGATTGGAGTCGGGCCTAAAGGGCCGCGGTCTACTATCTCCAAGGACGGAGACGTATGGTTCAGGTCAAAGGACGGGATTCGGTCTTTCGTAATCGCGCGTCGGAATTTTGGTGTGCCAGGCAATGTTCCCCAAAGCCATGAGATCGGGATGATATTGGCGAATGACACAAAATCGCTTCTATTTTATTCCAGTGGAGTTGAATTCGACAATCGGGTGCTGATGACCGTTGCGCCGCAGCGAACTTCAGTCGGGGTTCACCACGTCGGCATCGCCGCCGTTAATTTCGACGAGATTTCCAGTTTACACGAAAAATCTCAGCCGAGTTGGGAATCGTTTTGGAGCGGGTTGGATATATTTCAATTGATCGCCTGCGAAATAAACGATGACGAGCGCTGCTTCGCTTTTGTAAATGGCCCAACCGATATTGAGTTCTGGGAACTTTTCTCGGAAGACGACACCGACAGTGCGGACGTAAACGAAAATGTAACCAACGGAGTTACAACACTCTGCCGCACGCCTTTGAAATGGTCAATTGACAGCAGGGCTGACCCACACGGCGACCCCAGGCAACTCAAGTCGCTTCAAACCGCCGAGCTTTATCTCGACCAAATTACGGATAACGTCACGATCACGGTTAAATTTCGGCCGGACCAATATCCGGCATGGGTGACCTGGACCACGATCAATGTCTGCGCTCCGATAGTACAATGTACATTGCCGACACAAGCGGATAAATTCTCATGCGTTATCTGGCAAACAAACGCGACTCAATATGCCTCGCGCATGATGCTGCCGCAACCGCCAGATATGTGCGTCACTCCGCCAAAAGTGAAAGTCCGACGAGGTCGAGAATTTCAATATCGGTTGGAGGGAACCGGGAATTTCAGGATACGATCTTTCATTGTGCATGCCGAACAGTGCGCTCAGGAGAATGAGGGAACCTGCCAAGGTTTGGTTCAGTGTATAGCGCTGCCAAATTGCGATATACCAATCTTTAACTTCAATGCTCATGGGACATGCCAGAGCGGCGGAGTTACGACCTATTTCAATACGCGCCAATGTCAGATGGCTTTCTGTCCGGCGGGAACGACCGGAGCTTCAGTCACGGTTTGTGTAGATGCCGGTAAATTTTCGAGCATCATCTCTCAAGCGGACGCGGATCAGCAGGCCATGACATCGGCATTTCAACAGGCGAAATCTCAATTGTCCTGCCAGGGATCGTCATCCTGTTCGAATTTCGTGCCTACAATGTCGTCTCCAAGCAATGTGAACGGCACGGCCAGTGATAGCAGCGAGAACGCCGTTCTCCCAGGTTGGAAAGCGTTTGATAAGCTTTTCGGCACTTTAAACTCGTGGAAGTCGAACGGTGCCCCGCCGCAATGGGTGCAAATGCAACTCGCCGTCGGAAAAACCGCCAAGGCATATCGGACGTTCACAAACGCCTCGGCTTGGAAGTTCCAAGGGTCAAATGACGGCGTCACTTTTACAACGTTGGACACCCAAACCGGGCAGGTGGTCGATCCTGTAGCTGGCGGATTATACTTGATTTCGAACTTGACCAACTACACTTATTACAGATTTTTGATTACGGCAGGACCCGGTGGGTCGCTAATCGGAAATGTTGAAGTAGCCGAATTGCAAATGTTCGAATGCCAAACGCCTTCATAAAATGAGCAACCAGATAACCATTCCAGTTGCTTCCGGATCGTTGCCACAAGGATTTTGTCCGGCGACCTATCAGGACATCGCTAACGCGTTTGCCGCCATTTTCACGGTTACAGTCAGTCAGTCCAGCGGAGCAACGCCCTTCGTTATCAGCGCCACAAAACCAGTCGATTCGACGGTCGTCTGGCTGCAACTCGACAGTCTTGGCCGGCCCATACGAATTTATTTCTTCGGCCAAGGCGCATGGCTTTCTCTGCATCCATTGGTGTCTGGGCTCATAATGCCCTGGGTTGGGCCACTTCCGGATTTGAAGTCATTTGATGGTGGAGATGGAACCAGTATCGCAGCAACCGGCGCGGCCAGTGGCGCTATGTGGGAAGTGGTTTCAGAACTGCAAGGAAAATTTCCAGTCGGCGCTGGCACCTTGCCAAGCACGGCTGTTGTTAACCAGGGCGACGTTGGCGGGAACGATAAACAGACGATCATCCCAGATCATAAGCACGTCACTGGAAGAATGAGGAGTGATGCCGATACACAATGGTTCTCAATCGTCAGTCCTGCGGCTGGCACTGCCGGCCAAACGGGCGACGGTGTGCCCGGTGGTGGACACGCGCTTTTGCCTAAAATTCAAATAGGGCTGGACACAATTAACGGCGACTGGACTGGAACAGATTCAATCAGCAACATTCCCAATCCAAATTTGCAGACAGTTTTGCCGCCGTATCTGGGTATCAATTTCCTGCGCCGGACAGCCCGGCTTTACTATGCGGTGACCTGATGCCAAGCCGACTCATAGATGCGAAGAATTCAACGATATCAGAGGCCATAGGTATCTGCACCGATGACCCGAGATTTCCACTCGTCATAAATAAAGCCTGTCAGATGTTGCTGACGAAGGGGCACTGGTGGGGAACGTGTAACCGCTACAAAATCTGCGCGACGTCGAGTTGCGTAACGCTGCCGTCAAAGATTGCCACAGCCGAACTTTCGACAGTGTGCGGTCAACCCAATCAAATTCGGGATTTTTGGTATGAACTGCTCGAAAACGGAATCGGAGTCAGGGACAGTTCTTCGGGAACCAATGAAGCGATCTTTCGCGGGGCATTCCCAACTTTTCTCGACATCGTCGGGCCCACTCCGAAAAAGGTTGTTTTTCAATGTGACATTTCTGCCGACGTTAACAAACGCGTTTTGGTTCTCGGTTATGACGCGAACCAAAATTGGATACGGACGAACCAGGGTGGCACGATACTCGACGGCGAGATAATTCTTCTGACCCAAAGCCCAGGCACAACCTCGGTGAACACCTTCTCGAAGGTCACTGGGATACAGTTCCTCGACACGATGGCTGGTCAAAGTTGGCTCTACGAACTCAACACCAGCACCGCGGCAAAGCGGCTCATAGGTCAGTACAATTACTGGGACCAACTACCGGCCTTTCAGCGCTATTTCTATCCGTCAATCGGTTGTGCTGGCACTAACTCAGATGGCACGCCGCGCATGTGTCTGGTCGAGATTGTTGGAAAAACTGCCTTCGTGCCGGTCGTGAATGATAACGATTATCTCGTCATCGGAAACTTGCCAGCCATTGAGTTCATGGCGATGGGCAACGAAGCGGCGCGCAAAGAGATGGATATGACGAAGAAACAGGCGATTATCACGTCGGCCTATGCGATGGCCGTGGCGGAATTGGACACCGAACTAGATCATTACCTTGGGTCTGGGCGAAGGATGGGATTTACTGTGAGTGGGTCGTCGATCGGTCAGGCGTGCCCTATTGAAACGCTTCTATGACCAAAGAAGAAAAAAGAGTCAGGCATGCTGAGTACATGCATGAATATTATCATCGTCCCGAAGTGCATGCTCGAATTCTGGAACAGATGAGGCAGCGTTATCAGAACAATCCAGAAAAGTTCAAAGAACCAGCAGCCAGATGGCGTATTCAAAATCCCGAAAAGGCCAAGATTGCTCGCCAGAAATGGATGTCTGAAAATGCGGACAAAATGCGAATTTACGAACGGGAAAAGCGTAGAAAATGGGTAAAAAATAATCCCGGTAAAGCTCTCGAAGGTCTCAGGAAGCGGCGCGCAAAACACCAGCATACTCCAGAATACAAAGCCCAATGTAAAAGTTATAGCGAAAAAATCAGAGCGCGTCCGGACTACAACGCTCGTCGTCAGGCATATCGCGCTAAATGGGCACGCGATAATCCTGAAAAATATCAGGAGATGCTCAAACGAAATCGCGAGAAGCAAAGGAAGGATTTGGTTAAGCAG